TACGGGTCCGACCATGCACGGTGACGAGATTGAACTGCTGCCAGATGCCGTCCCGATAGAAGCGGGTGGAGCCGATCCGGTACTTGGGCGGCGTCCCTTCCTTCTCGCAGTACGCGGCGTAGTTCCGTGCCGCTCGGATCAGGTCCAGCGGTTCCACCCCGGCCTTGAGCAAATCCAGCACGGCGGTGCGGGTCGGGACATGGGGATGGGGTGTATCCCGATTGGGGTACAGCGCGTGAATATCCCCAACGAGCAGGTTGGCAAAGGCCAGTTGGTCCTTCCGGGTATTCCCGTACTGGCGCAACGGGCTGGCGGTGGTGGCGGGGTTCGGCATCGGGTTATTTCTTCCGTCTGGAGTGGCTGCCCATGTTGCCGCCACGGGGGCGGCGCGGGATGTCGAGACGCTGCAACATCTGGTGGACGGCTTGGTAGCTGACGTTGAGCTGCGCCGCGATCTGGCGCGTGGTCAGCCCTTCAGCATAGAGGGAGGCCACAATGGTGCGCCGTTCCTCGGGCGTCAAGGGGGCCATCGACTCGGTCATGCGGCACCTCCTTGGGCTTGAGCACAGAACGCCCGCACCTCGCAGTACGAGGCACAGCGGCGGTATTCGCCGGGACGCTCTTCGATATGGTGCCCCTCGGGGATCTCGGTCGGGCGCTCGCTGAACAGCTTCACGGCCCGCTTGCCCCCGTCTTTCATCAGGGCAAACTGGGTGCCGGTGTACCACCGCTCCTCGTCGGTGCAGTCCACCCGTCCCCCCTTCTGGGAGAACTGGTGCAACTGGACGCGATCCAGAATGTACTCCTCGGTGTCCTCCAGCGACCACACCGGAATCTCTACCCGCGTGATCGGCGTCTGGGGGTACGTCTCGGGCTTGCGCTCGGCTTCCCCCTTCTTCCAGTCGCGCAAGATGGCGATGATCTCCAGCGTGTTGACGGTGATCCCGTTCTTATGGGCCAGCCACCGCAACACGTTGAGCTGCTGCGTCCACGCATCCGTGTTCTGGAGCTTGTAGACGGTCGTGACCTTGTAGTCGCTGAGGACGCCGGTTTCGAGATGCATCACATCGAACTGGCCGGACAACTGCCATCCCGCGACTTCGGCGTAGAGCCGATCTTCGGCGACCATCCCTTCCTGCCGGAGTGCCGCCCGTTCCAGAATGGTATGCACGGCCTGCCCGAGGAGCGACCAGATGCGCTCCGACACATCGGTCGTGATCGCGTCTCGGTGCTTCGCCATCAGGGTACGGACCTGTGGCGCGTCGATCAGCTTGGTGACGCTGATGTCACCCCCACCGACATACGGGTCCGCCGTCACGGCTGCCACGATACTCTGTGGCAAGCCATGCACGTTGGTAAAGGTCGCCATTACTCTAGGACCAGCGGCGATGGCGTGGACGGCCCTTCCAGCGGGGCCACCAGCTTGGCAATCAACGCCTGTGCGGCGGCTTCCACGCCGGGGGACGACAGGATGGCGATATGCTCCCGCCCCCGCTCCTCGTCGGACTGCATGATGGCAATGCCGAGCGCCGTGAGGGACACCAGCGTGGCGTGTTCCATCGGCGTGAAGGTCAGCGTGATGTCCCCCATTAGCGCATCACCCGAATAAAGAGCGTGGCGGCAGCCGACTGGATGGCGGCGGCATCAATCGGAATCCCCGCCTCTTCGCAGCGAGCGCCGAGCGTCACCATCGCTTGGGCCACACACTCGGCGTACACCGCCGCCGCATCGGCCACGGTGATCGCTGGAGCCGACGCACGGGCGACCGGCGCAGCGGCAGGCGCGGACGCCCCACCGGCCAGATGGAGATTGGTGAACGTCTTGCCGTCCTTCTTGATCTGTTCCAGCGTGATCGCCTTCCCGATCACCGTCTCCGGCGTCAGGTTAAGACGGGCCAGCCCCTTCGCCCCGCTCATCTCCGAGATAAAGACGAGATCATCGGCGTTGCCCTTGAAGACCATCTGGGGGCCGAAGTTGCCCTCAGCGGTTTCGACGGCGGTAACGGGGTTCAGCGTGATCGGGCCGGTGGCGAGCTTGTGAATCGGCATACATCCTCATGACGTGAAAGTGAACCTGCGGACCTACAGTCTAGCCTCTCTTGTCAACCTTGTCAATAGGTGACAGGCTTCCAAATAATGCGGGCTTTCGAGCGGATGCCCGGCGCGGGCTGGTAAATCTCCACCACCACATCGTCCATGCGGCGGGCATAGTACAGGATCAGCTCCTTCGTACACTTCTCGGCCTTCCCGATCTTGGCCGGGTCGGTGATCCCATTCCGGAGATAGGCGCGGATGATGTCCTTGCGGATGTCGCCCGCCTTCCGCACGAACTTCGGGGGCCGGGGTGCGGCCACAATCGGCGGCAGCGGCGTGACGCGCACCTCGGGGTCACGGGGGTCGATCCGGTCAGTCATCGGGTACGGGTGTAGGGGTGAACCCACTTGGTCGGCTTGGTGTCCCACTTGTCGAGAAACACCTGATGGGTAAAGAACCAGCCGTAGTTACTGGAGCGTTCGGTGACGGTGCTGTCGATCACCGAGACGCGGCGGACCTGTTCGACGGGCGTCCGGTTCCGCCCCAAGCTCGTCATCCAGCAGAACTTGTCGGCGTTCCAGATGCCTTTGGTCGTGTGGCCGCTGACCAGCTCCAGCCGGTACTTGTTGCCGTTGGAGAGGTAGAGGCGGCGGGGTTTCGGATCGGTCGGCGTCATGGGCGGGGCGGGTGGAAGGAGGCACGAACACTGGACACAAACGGTTGGGGGGTCCACCCGTCGTCTTCAACCACGGCATACGTCACGCCGTCCGGGCCGTCGTAGCGTTCGATGACGCCCCGGTTGAGCAGGGAGCGGATGGCACTGCGGATGGTGTCGTAAGGGCGGTCAATGTGCTGGGCCACTTCGGACAGGGTGTACGCCCCCGTCTCCAACAGCGCCTTCACCAGATCGGCGGTGTCGGTGTAGGCACGGGACTGATACGGTTCTTTCTGGGCGCGTTTGGTGAGGTACCAGCACCGAATCGCTCGGGTCCCCGGCCCGTGGACGCGCTGCTTCTTGGCGATGACCCATCCGTGTTTCTCCAGATGCACCAGCAGGTTGCTGGTTTGATGCGGAGAGCGGCGGATATTGACGGCGACATCTGGCGCGGTCAGACCGGGGGTGTCCTTGAGCAAGCGGATGACGACGGCGGACAGGGCTTCGGGCTGCGGGTCGCGGTAGCTCACGTAATCGTTTGGCTGAAACGTCACGGGCCAAGCACTCCCACCTCTCGGGCTAATCCAATCGCCCGGGTTTCGATGGCGGTGATCTTTCGCTGCACCTTGTCCTCGTTGACGGGCTCGCCCAGTGACATGGCGCTGGACACTTCCCGTTCGACGCGCCGACACATGGCACTCACCGTCTCGGCGTGTTGCGCGATGAGGCGCAGCTTCTTGAGCAGTCGCTCGCTCATGTGTCGTCGTCCATGTAGTCGCTGAGTTCTTCGACGGCGATGGACAGGAGCAAGCCGACGATGATGCCTAAGACAAAGGTGATCACCAGCGTGGCCCTCCCAGTTGCAGCCCACGCCACTTGGCTTGCGCCTCTAGCCATGACACCCCATCCGCTCGCAGCCCCGCATAGAAGCGCCGATGCACCACGCTGGACGGGTCTCGCCGTTCGCGACACTGCCAATCGTGGAGCGCACTGCTGCGGAGGTAGCGGTTGCGAAACGGGTGCCCGATCCAGCCCCACAACAGGCGCGGGATGGACGAGCCATTCCAGATGTATTGATCGGGCACGATATGCGCCGTGCCGTCGTCGTCCTGCCAGATCAAGACGCCCTCCAGTCGTGCCCATGTCCCAGCGCCGGGAACGTGATAGCTCGACGGGGACAGCAGGGTGATCGGTGGATCAGTGATCCATGCCATTGGTCTGCTCCTGTTTTGCGTCTTCGTATAACGTCACTCCGTCGATGCTCACACACCGCACGGTGTAGCGCCCATCTCCGCACGGGTTCTCCCCGCCTCTGTGGTACTCGTTCCCACGATTGCAGTCACATCCGAAGTTGCCTTCGCTCCACCAAAAGTCTGAGCCATCATCCCACTCCAAGTCCATAAACACCACGCGAGTCTCGCCGGTCGTAGTGTCCGTGATGTGCGCGTTGTAGCCGATCATGTCTCCTCCTCGTCGATGGCCCGCACCGGTTCCGGTTGGTGATGCACGGGACAGCCAAACGCGATCCAGTACAGGGGTCCGGTGCCCAAATCGTACCCGCCACGCCCGCGCCCGTTGTCCATCACGGGGCAGGTGCAGCCCTGCGCCACGGCGTCGTCGCTGCCGGGGTTAGGCATCCGTCCCGCCCGCGTGAGGGGTTGGGGTGGCGTCTACGCGGGTTGCGTTGGGGTACTTGCCGAACATCTCACGCATGAACGCGCCCATGCTCTCCGTGTCCGCATCGGCGGAAGCACTCAGCGCAGCGTGTTCATCCCTCTCCCCCTGCGTATCACCTGCGGTGATCGGTGCGCTCCGCGCACACGTCTCGGCGGCGACGCGCCCCACCGCGCACATCTCGCGCACCAAGTCACACGCCGCCGCCTGTAACATGGTGACCGTTGGCGCGATGGCATCCCCTGCGGCATCCCGTGCGGCAGCCCGTGCGGCATACCCTGCGGCATCCCGTGCGGCATCAATCGTTCGTTGCGCATTTCCTGCCACCGTTGCGTCAGCAATCCGCGCTAATGACTCCAGCGCCTGCGCGTGATCCGTAAGCCCAGCAAGTCGCAGCCAAGCAGGGGTATGCACACGCACCAGCCAGTCCGTAGCCATCCAAGCGCGTGTCTCCTCGTCGGCGTCGGTCGTGCGTGTCCCGATCACGAGTGGCAGCAGCGGACGAAGCAGCGCGGTGCGCGTCTCGTCTGGGAGCGCGTCATTCCACGACCGGAGGAATGCGGCGATCACCGGCGACACACACTGCGGGTGATCGCCCCACGGCTCACCGGCGATATACGCGGCGGCTTCCATCACGCACATCTGGCCGCTCTCAGGTTCGTTTGCGCCGGATGCGAACGTCATAGTGTCGAGCAGACTTGCTTGGTCGGGAATCTTTCCGCGTCCACTAAACAAAGCGTTACGCATCGTTCTCTCCCTTTGGCGCTATGGTGGCGGCAGAAGATGGCACGTACAAAACCCGGCGCTCCAACCCCAACGCCTCGTACACGGCGGGTGGACAGCTCAGCGTCTTTCCGTTCAGCCAGAGCGACACCTGCCCGGAAGAAATCCCGCCCATCTCGCGGCACCAGCGACGCAGCCCGCCATCAGGCATCTGTTCGATCTCTGCGCGGACCCACTCCAGCATGTCGAGATCGGTGAGCGGCTCTCCGTTTGATACACGGGTCCACCAGTCGTGCGTGTGGCTCATGAGACACCTCGCTTTGCTTCGTCCCACCAATTCACCAGCGCCGCCACCGTGAATCCGATGGCGAAGATCGAGCGCAGTACGTCACTCATTGACGGCGCAAAGAAGATCGCCGACAGAACGAAGCAGAATTTCGCGTTGCTCACTTGTCCCCCTGCGTATCACCTGCGGTGATCGGTGAGCTGCGCTCACACGTCTCGGCGGCGACGGCGGCGCGGTAGTCGTCAAGCGCCGCATTGAGCGCGGCATACTTCTCGCCTTCGCTTGCCGTGCCTTGGTACGAGCAGAAGTAATCCGCCGCCTCCACCACCTTGTCCGTCACGTGCGTCGAACGCTCCGGCATTTCCGGATAGTTGGCGAGGGCTTCGCGCAGACGCACGATCTCGTCGGCCATTTTATCCCAGAGAAACCCAAACTCCAGAAGCACAGCCGATCGGTTCTGTTGCTGATCTCTCACGGCATAACCCTCCTGATAACATCCGCCGTTCTAGAGTGCAGGAAGTCCTCTGGCTCAAGCGTCTGGTGGTGCGTGTATTCGCCGTACTCGTCCAAGTCGCCGCGTTCAGCCGCCGTCACCCAACCTTCCCGATACGCTTCGCGGACAGCAGCGATTGCCTCGTCCCGCTCGGCCACGATGGCGTCGTAGGCGGCGAGGATGTGGTCGCAGTCAACTGCGTTCGGCACGAACACCCCTTCTCGCAGCAATGCGATGGCGTTCGGCTCACTGGTCCGGCGATGCCTGCGAACAGCAACAACGATGGCCTCGGCGCGTTCTTCGATGGTGTATCCCGCGTCTCGCGTGTCCTGCAACGCCGACAGGATGGCTGAGGCAAGCGTGTTCATTCGAGGGCTCCCGCGTCTAAGAGTTGGGCACAGACAGCACAGCACAGGGTGCCGTCGTCGTGCAGAGGGATGTAATACAGGTACGGCGCGGGGTTGTGGCACACGCCACACTGCAACCCGTCCCGGTCGGCGATGCGTTCGATGTCGTCCATGCGCTGCTGTATCCCGGCCGCGTCGGGCACGTCGGGCGCATCCCCCCAGAGTTCCCACACGGCCCACGGGTCGTCCGGGTAGTCCGGCGCGGGGAGCGTGGAAGGCGCTGGCGGAGGCTCAGGGGCACGAAACGCCACCCACGCCCACACGATCCCCCACGCGCCCCCGAGGAGCACGATCCCCCACGCTAGCGGGGACACGCGGCCTCCGGATCGGCCACCATTGCCTCCGCGAAGGCCACCGCATCGGCAAACGTGCCCTTAAAGGCGGCTGCCGACCCAATCGCCACATCCGTCGGGCGCGGGTGGTCGAGAAAGACGGCCACCGGCAGACAGGCGCGGGTGAGCACCCGGCCGACCGTGTGGCGCACCGGCAACAGGCGGGAATCCCGCACGGAACTCACCACGGCGATCTGTCCCGTAGGGCCGTGAATCACGGTGGTGCGTATCGTCCGGCTCATGCGTCGGCCTCCTCGTCGGGTTCGGGTTCGTCGGTCGGTTCGTCATCCTCTGGCGGGTCATCCTCCCCGAGGTGTAGCCACTCGCCGGTGGCGGTCGCGTGACGCTTTTGGGCCAACTTCCAATCCAGCCACCGATCATATGCCGCTTCGGCGTCGTAGTCATAGTTCATGCTCATACCCACACCCTCCCCGTGTGCGTGGCGTTGAACAGGTGCGTCAGGAGTTGATCCACCAACAGCCGGTCTTCCGGGTCGTCAGGGCGGTCAACAAGTTGGTCGTCCGGCTGGTCATACAGGCGGGCGCACTCGTCGCACCATCCGAAGTGATCGGTGGCGGGTTCGATTGCGCAGATGATGCAGTCGGCGGCGGTTCTGGACACTGGCGGGAATCCTCGGGGTTTATCAGGGAAGTGGCGCGGGAACGTGATACGAAAGTATGGATTGCCGTATGCCTTGTCAATAGGGCAATCGAAAATAGTTCTTGACGAAAGTTGCGCGAACGGGCGCGGGCACGTACAATAGGAGCGGGATTCTGACACCGTTTCCCGCTCGTGCATCCCCTCTGCCCGAGTAAACAACGGGATGAATCGTTACCACGGTAAATAAATCCACGAGCTGACGCGCCCCTGTCTCTCGTGGTCGGCGGTCCCGGTAACGTGTTGGGCGGGTGATCCACGGCCCGGATTCGGACGGCATTGTGCCGGAGCAGCTCCGCGATGACAAGCGGGTAAGCACCGTCCCTATCGAAACAAGTGTGCCAGAGGGTTTAGCAGTCGGCATTCTCGGGCGGGTACTACCGCCGGAGAAAAAGGGCGAGTCATATCTATGCGAACCGTCTCTAAGGCGAAGCAGCGCAAGCGCGATCTCCAGCGGTGGGAATCCACGTTTCTGTTTCACAAGAAAGCGCCGCCGGATGGGTGGAAGCGCTACCTCCGCGATGGGTGGAGTCAAGGGATCGAAGGATGGCGCGCGCGATATAAGCGCTATCTGCTTTCCAATGCGTGGAAGCAACGGCGCGATGGGGCACTCCGCCGCGCGAATGGTTGTTGCGCCATGTGCGAGCAGCCGACCGACCGCCCGCAGGTGCACCACGTCGATTATATGCGCGTCGGTGCGGAGCAAGTGGAGGACTTGCGGGTCCTCTGTCGCTCGTGTCACGGCGTAGTTCACACGATGAAACGCACTCCCAATATCCCAATGGATGACGAAACACGGGCCATCATGATGGCGCGTGACTATCGGGAACAGGCGAAAGCCTATCGCCAGAAAGCGGCCGCACTCGCCGCCGGGGATCTTGCCGTACCGGCCAGTGATGCGCCCCGGATTCGTCGCCGCCCGAAAGTGACGCCAGAGCAGCCGACGCCGCAAGAATAGGCCCTAGAACCGCGAAACCCCTACCGGATAGGGTAGGGGTGAGGCGAACGCGAGCACGGGCGACAGGCGGGCGATTAGGGGCGCTTACGGCAATGGCGGACCAGTGACACGAGCGCGTAGGCCAGCGACAAGCCGAGCACCGCGAACAGCGTGGTGCCGAACGCGCTGACGAGTTCAGCGCGGATTATGGGGTCGTTTAAGAGGGCGATCACGTATTATTCCTCGTTTGGGAAATATGCGCTACAATTGTCGCAAAATTCTCCACCGTCACAATCGGCAAGCGTAAAAGCGCCTACAACCCTCCACCCGTCATTCGACTTGCTGCCGATGCTATCGGCAATTAGTCGACGTTCTTTCTCGGCGCACTTGTGACAGATTTGTCCACCGTCATCTGTCAGAAACAGAACGGCATAACCGCCGGGCCAAGCATACGGACCAATACGAACGGCACGACGAAAGTCTGAAACGGAATGGATCTGCATTAGGCGGGTTCCTCTGGTTCGGTAGGGGGGAAGGATTACTGCGGGATGATGGTGGCGCCCGTCTGCCGTAGCCGACTCGGCTTCCCGTCACGAATAACCGCCACGGCCCGTGCATGGGCTTCATCAACGGTTTCAGCTTCCACGTAGAACGTGTACATGGGCCGTTCGTGGAATCGCACGAGGTACGTGTTGCCGATCAACCCGTTCGTAAGGGCGCGGGTAAGGTCCGTGGCAACGTAGAACGTGCGGGCGTCGTCGGTCGAAATGTGCAAGCGCATGGGATGATCTCTGGTTCGGTAGGGGGGAAGGGGCCAGCGGGGATACTGGCACCCGTGTGGGCGGTTAGCGGCGGGCAGTTTCCGCGTATTCTATGCCGCGAATGTAGGCGTGGATCCGGTCGTAGAGATCCCGAGCCGGGACATGGCCCGAGTGTAGCACGTCCCGAATGCCACCCCCGTCGTTCGCCATCTGGTGCAAGGCGTGTCCCCCGTAGGCTCCCGAAAGGTGATAATTCCCGAGGTTGGCCCGATACGTTCCATCGTCCCCTTTCGTATACGGGTCGGCGGGGTTGTTCGTGATAGTGTTCAGATAGCTCACAAGGGCGGTAAGGTCGGACTTCGTGATGCGCTTGGACATTTGGCGGGGTTCCTCTGAGGGGGTGGGGGGACCGGCAGAGTACCGGCCCCCGTGGGTCTGTTTAGTACCACGTAAGGTCAAGTGGGGCGAAGTATTCCACTGAGCCATCTTCTACCGCTCGCCACGTTGCGCGGCCATGTTCCCGGTGAATCTGTCCGCCAATTTCATTCTCCCGGCGAGCGGCCTTAATCGCCGCCGCTTTGCTGCTCGCCTCCACGTAAAACACGATACCATCACGTTCATCCCATGCCGGATACTGGACGGTAACAGTGACCTTGTAGCGCATCATGGCGGGCCTCTCTGGACTAGTGGGAAACGTGCTGCGGTTGACAAGTACATAGTACACCCCATCACGAAACTACACAAGTTAATTGTTCTTCATGTTTCGATCGACTCCCACATCTATATGTAGCCGTCGGTGAGCTAACCGCCCTCCATTTCGGCACTTGGCGATGTTCCCGAAGACAACCCAAAAATCGCGCCAGTGACACGATCGGCAGGGAATCCATACACCTGTAGCGAAAGTAGGGGTAAGTGGCTCAGCGGGGCAATTACGCGGTTGTAGGGCTATGTCCGCTTTTCGGGCGCTGAGTGATCGGCTTTCGGGCACTGTGGACACGGGGCCATATGTGGCGAGCAGGCAGCACCACGGAGGCTAGGCATAGGTTAGGCAGAGGCTCCACCTGTGTCATAACGACACACCCCACCGCGCGCGTCTCACTAGAGTGACCGATTTCCGGACAGTGCGTTCGGTCATTGTGACCGAGTGAAGCACAGCCTCAGCGGTGAGTGGGCCAGCGGTGAGCATGTGGGCGGTGTGAGGCTTAGTGGTGAGAGATCGAGGGGGGGGGGTGGGGGGGTGTCCCCCGGCGGCGTCCGTCAGGATTGCTATACCACCCTCACACGGCCAGATCGCACTGGTACAAGTCAACGAGCAGCCAGTGGGTACTTGTCAAGGCAGCAGGATGCAGTACGTTTGAGCAACACTTTGCAAGGAGGCCAGATGGCGCGGGTGAGCAAATGGAGCGAGGCGGAGCGGCGGGAAGCGGTGGAGCTGGTGCTAGACGGCATGGCGGAGGGGAAGACGCTGGCCGATACCGTGCGGGATATTGCGCGACAGCAGCGGAAGGCGGGGAAGACCGGGGACGCGGTCCTCACGCAGGGACAGGTGCGCCGCTGGGTCGTGGAGGACGAGACCCAGTTCGTGCAGTACCAGCGCATGAAGCGGCTGTTGGGGCAGGCGTTCGCGGAGGAAGCCCTGCACATTGCGCGGGAGTCCACGACGAGCAGCACGGCGCTGGATCGGGTACTGATCGACACGCTGAAGTGGGCGGCAGCCAAGGCGAACCCAAGCGAGTACGGCGAGAAGCAGACCGTGGAACACCAAGGCGCACAGACGCTACAGGTCAAGATCGTCGAGGATGACGCCCCGATCCGCAACCCGAAGGCGGCGGAACAAATCGGGAACGCGATAGCGACGGCAATGACCACGCCGGTCATCTTGAGCCTACCTGCCGTCCAGCCCGTGGCGCTGAATCCGTCCGAAGACGCCGACGAATAGCGCGAAAGCCCAGAATCCACACAAATCCCCGTCAGAGCGCGAAAGTCTGGCGGGGTGCTGTAATGGGTCGGATAGCATGGGGATCTGCGCTAAAACCCTCACTCTCGCGCATTCTAGACCTATGGCATGGTTCTAAGACCATCGGGCTTGCCCGATCTGGCGGTTTGGAGCGCAGAACCACAGCAAATAGGAACAGCGGTACTATTGACTAGCGGAAAAACCTGTCAAGTCCCTGTTACAATCAGTTAACGCAAAGCGCAGTAAACGTTTAACGAAAGCAACATTGTGATGTGTACATGTCAACATATATACTGTAGTTAACGAGTTTATGAGTTAACTGAGTAAGCTCTAACGCGCTACGCTTGTTCTGTGCTAACGCACAGGATTATGTATAGAGTTCATGAACTATGAACTGTGTAAACACAGCGCACATGATCTCTAGGGATCTAGAGATCAAGGCGCGGGGTGGAGCAGTGGTAGCTCGGCGGCTTCATACGCCGCAGGCCGTGGGTTCGATTCCCACCCCCGCTATATGACGGCCGTATATCCCTCCCACGACGGGCGATATCGCTCGGAAACCCTGCATCGCTGTGCGTGGTGCGGGGAGTGGGGGCGTCCGGCTGGGCCGTATTGTACGAAGTGTGGCGAAGCGTTTGTGCCTGTCCCCAATACTGGCCCACCGCCAGTGCGTGACTAGGAGCGTTGTGGCCCGACCGTGGACCGCCGAAGACATTGCGCTGATTAAGGCGCTGACCCGAGACCGCCTCACCATCGCGGAGATTGCCAAGCGCATGGAGCGGTCATTGCCGTCTATCCACAACAAGCAGGCGTCGTTAGGCATCGGTTCCGTCCGTAGCTTTCGGGACGGCGTGAGTTGGGAGGCGCTGGACACGATGCCGCAGCCGGGGGCCGAGACGGTCCACGACAAGATCCCCGAATGGTTGGAACAGTTGCGCCCCGTGGCGCTGCCCGCTCCGGCCATCCCTGAGCGCCGGACAGAACCCAACGGTTACACGCTGGTCGCCGGGGATTTTCATTTCCCGATGGAAAGCAAGGACACTATTGCGATCCTGCTAGAAACCATAGCGGAGTTGCGCCCCCAGCGTCTCATCCTGAACGGCGATACGGTCGATCTGCTGGCCGTCAGCCGGTATCCCAAGGACCAGCGCCATACGTGGGATTTGCGGCAGGAAGTCACAGCGTTCCATGCCTTTCTGCACATGGTCCGCAGCGTCAGTGCCGCGTGGAACATGGACATTGTGGAAACCGAGGCCAACCACAGCGGCAACGGCACGGCGTCCCGCTGGCATCGCTACCTGTCGGATCGGGTGCCGGTGTTGTACGGCCACCCCAAGGCGCAAGAACTGCTAAACTACGAGACATGGTTCTACCCTGAATGGTGCCCGATCCGGCTGGAAGACCATGCGCTGATCGCGCATGAACTGCTCGTCATTCACGGCGATATGGTCCGCAAACACGCCGCGTATTCGGCCCGTGGCCATGCCGAGAAGTGGCACAGCAGCGTGATGCATAGCCATACGCACCGGATGGGCAGTAGCTTGGAGCGCATCCCCGCCGTGGGGCTTCGGCCAGAACAGGTCCGTCGCGCATACGAAATTGGCTGCATGTGCGACTTGAACCCCAGCTATGTCTCGGCCCCCAACTGGACGAATGGCTTTGCCATTGTCAGTCACAACGAGGAGCCGGGAGTCTACGGGGTGGAGTTGGTGAACGTGGTGCATGGACAGGCGTCAATCGTGGCGCTTGGCAAAACCGTCCGCGCTCAACCGGTCTAAGTCGATGGCTGCTCGTCGTGTCAGTTTCCCGCCGCTCCCCAAGACCGTGTCTGCGCCGGGAGGGGAAGTCACGGTGGTCCTGTCGCCTAAGATCAAGCACCCTGATGGCAGCGAGTGCTGGGGGATCTGGGACGAGTCGATCCGCACCATTACGCTGGACAGGACGGCCACGAAGCGCCACCAGTGGAAGGTCTTGTTCCACGAACTCTGCCATGTGGCGCTAGATGATTCGGGCTTATCCAACGGAATGGAGGCAGCTATTGTGGAAGCCATTTGCGATGCCATTGCCAGTGCCCGGATGCGGGAGCGATTCGGCTGATGGCCAGCGCAAAAGGGGATTGCAAGTTCTAAATACATGGTTATATTAAGCTTTAACTCCCGTGTATTTACCAAAGAGAACTTGCATGCAACCGACTGCGTTGTCTCCCGATCTGATGGCCTTGTTCTTAAATGCTCCACAGCGTTTTGTGGATAAACTGGCCGTGTCTGGAGAATGTGTTCTTTGGACTGCCGCAAAATATCCTAAAGGGTATGGGGCTTTTAAGATTAAGAGTTACACTTTAGTGCAGGCCCATCGTGCTGCGTTTGAGTTTTACCACCAACGTCCTGTCGCACCCGGAAAAATCCTCATGCATGCATGTGATACTCCGAGCTGCGTAAATCCCTTGCATCTGTCTGAAGGCACAAAGGCAGACAACAACGCAGACATGGTGGCAAAAAACCGACAGCAAAAGGGGTCGCAACATGTATATGCGGTGTTAACTGAAGCAGTTGTAGCGCAAGCGCGAGCCAGATATGCAAGTGGCGAGACGTTGACAAAAATGGCTCAAGAGTATGGCGTAAGTGTTCCTACTATGCACTATGCCGTGTCAGGAAAAACGTGGAAAAGCGTGAAGGCTAGCTAATGGCTGCGCCGCGCAAACCGAATACTTCGACGGTTGCAGAAGTCCGATTGCCAACGCGGCATCCGGGGCAAAAGGTTATCTCAGAGCACAACGCACGATTTAAAGTGGTGATGTGCGGTCGTCGGTTTGGGAAAACGCAACTTGGCATTCGAGAAGCGTGTGATGCGGCTATTGCTGGGCAGCCAGTTGGATGGTTTGCGGCAAGTTATAAAATTGCCCTAGAGGCATGGCGTGAGTTGGTAAATCGTCTCGCCCCAATAACATCGCGCATGTCTGAACAGGACAAGCGGTTAGAACTAGTAACGGGTGGCGTTATTGAAGTGTGGACGCTGGACACGCCAGACCCTGCTCGTGGTCGTAAATACAAGTTGGTTATTATCGACGAATCTGGGATTGTTCGAGATTTGCTTGAAGTGTGGCAAGCCGCGATCCGCCCAACTCTTGTAGACCTTTCAGGGAAGGCGCTGTTTCTTGGGACACCCAAAGGCCGACGCCACGGCTTTATCACGCTCTTTAACCGAGGGCTGTCCAACGATGAAGATTGGCAGAGCTTCCGGGCCTCAACGCTACAAAACCCCTATATACCGGCAGAAGAGGTGGAAATCGCTCGCCGCGAATTGCCACCAGAGGTCTTCGCGCAGGAGTTCGAGGGCGTTCCGACAGATGATGGCGCAAACCCGTTCGGTCTCGACGCCATCCGCCGCGCCGTCCAGTCGGATGACCGTCTGGTCCCCACCGAGCCGGTCGTCTACGGTGTCGATCTCGCCCGATCACTGGACTATACCGTGGTCGTTGGACTGGATGCCTACCGTCGTATTGTGACGCTCGACCGCTGGCAAGCGCCGTGGGCGGTCACGAAGCAGAAAGTGCGCGACATGGTCGGGTCAACCCCGATTGTGGCGGACGCCACAGGCGTCGGCGATGCGATTGTGGCGGATTTGCAGATGATGGGCGTGTCGGTGACGCCCCATGTCTTCACCCAACCGTCCAAATTGCGCCTGATGCAGCGGCTGGTGGCGGCATTTCAGGGCGACGAACTGCGGATTTCTGACGCTTCCAACGCCAAATGGTTGGTCGCCGAGCTAGAAGCGTTCGAATTCACCTACACCGCGACGGGCGTCAAGTACGAAGCGCCGCCGGGGGAGCATGATGACGGCGTGATGGCGCTGGCGCTGGCCCTGTATGGCTGGGATCGGGTGCAGGGGGTGGTGCCCGAAGCCCCGCCGGGGTTGCGATTGCTGGGCGATGACCCGAATATACCAGAGAACCACAATGGCACCGACCGAAATCCGCCCATGATTGGGGATTTTGTGTCGCAACTACCCGGAGGCTGGTGATGGCGGCAAAGAAGCGTGGCATGGAGGCGGTCATCGCCAAGAGCAGTGCGTCAGAGCGCCCGCGCAAGGCCGCGCTCCAGCGGAAAGGCAAGGGTCCGGGCGTGGCGATCATGATTGCCATTGGCAAGCCGAAGCCGAGGATGGGCGAGATGGACGACAAGCCGTCCATGCGCGAAGAATTGGACGCGTCGAAGGGCGAGGGCCTGTCCAAGGCGCAGAAAATCGCCGCGCTCGAAGAGAAGATCGGCTATCTCCAAGCGGAACTCGCGCTCCTCAAGGGCGGCGAGGACGACGAGGCGATGGACGACGAGGAAATGGACGAGGACGAGGACTGATGGCGAAGTCCCCGGCATGGCAACGCAAGGCTGGGCAGGATCCGGACGGCGGATTGAACGCGAAGGGTCGGGCCTCACTGCGCGCGCAGGGGAAAGACATCAAACCGCCCGTCAAAGCGTCAGAAGCGGCGGCGTCCCCCGAAAAAGCCAAGCGTCGGGTCGCATTTTGTAAGCGCATGTCGGGCATGAAGCGCAAACTGACCAGCGCCAAGACGGCGAACGACCCTAATTCCCGCATTAACAAGAGCCTCCGCGCATGGGACTGCTGAGTAACCTGTTCGAGCCGCTCCGGCGCTGGTGGGCGCTGGTCTGGTACACGCCCGAGCGCGATATGCCGCCGCTCCCGACGCCCGTCTCGGTGATCAACATGCCGAGTGCGCCGGTGGCGCCGGTCACACCCGCTGCGCCCGACGTGCCGCGCCGGATGCTTGAATTTCGGGGCTATGTCTGGACGGAAGCGCGGGAAGAAGGCGAGTTGGTGCGGTTTTTCCGAGAAATTGCCGTAGATGGCCGTGCCGTCAAATCCGAATTGACGGTGGCCAAGGCGGATTTGACGCGCCGTGCTGATGGCCGGTACACCTTGAACGGACGAGAGTAGCGATGCCGAGTTTTGTGTACAACAAAGCGGCGGAAGAGCTGGCCAACGGGACGATTGACCTGCTCACCGACACGATTAAGACAATGCTGGTGACGAGCCAGTATTCTCCCGCTCGCACAGATCTGGTGGTCGATGCCGGTGGCGCAAACGACCCCGTGGACGCCGAGATTAACGTGACTGGCTATACCCGTGGCTGGGGTGGCAGCGGGCGCAAGTCGCTCGGCACGAAGGTGGTCGTGGTCGATCAGGCCAACAATCGCGCTGAATTTAGTGCCGCCAACCTGACGTGGACCACGCTAGGCACGGGCGCGACGATTGCTGCCATGATCGTGATTAAGGAAGGCGTCTCAAACGATACGACCTCGCGCCTCATCGCGTACCTCGACGTGACCGATACGCCGACCAACGGCGGGGATATCGCGTTCACGTTCGACGCGGAAGGCATCATCCAGTTCTCGACGGTCTAATGCCCTATCAACCAGCAGGCACCGTCGTCGCCACATGGAACGGCACCGTCGCGGTCTGGGCGATTCAGGTCCCGGTGGGCGAGTCGTGGTGTACCCAGACGCCCAACGGCGATGTGACGAACTACACGCACCCGCTGTATCTCATCACCCAGCAGGCCGACGAAGTCCAGTGGGTGGTGCCCCCTGACCAACTGACCTTCCCATGACCGCACCGCTGGTAGCCAAGACGCCGTATGACGTGGATGTCGTCGCCGCTGAGATTGCGCGAGTCGCGTCACTGGCAAAGCACATGCCGCCGTCGTGGGACGGAGCCAAGATCGCCCACGGGTTTACGGGCACACAAGGCGAGAATCTTGGCCGCGTGTTGCCGGGGCGTGGCGTGGCGCTGGCGTCCGACCTCAAGTCGCTCGGCATCACCAAGCCGATCCCCTACGTCTACGAGAAGACGCTGGCGATGAAGGCGGTCGAGGCGTTCGGGGGCCGTGAGCGGATGGCGATTGGCGCGGCGTCGATCCTGCTCGGCGCAAAGCTCGGGGCGCTCGGGATGGCCGATGCGCTGCTGTCGTTGCCGGTGTTTGCGGGCGCGATCACGAACTACGATGGCATCATCAACGGCCGCGCCAACGGGAAAGCGGACGACGATACGTTTTTTGCAGCAACGCAGACCAGCGTGGCTACGCAATGGCACAGCATTATCAATTCCAACTCAAAGTTTCCTGCTGGCGTGTTTGCGCCTGCGGCGATTCCCGGCGGCACCGCAACCAGCCGAGCCACGACGGGCGCGTTGTCCGCAGGCTTGAGCAATCCCAGTGGCACGGATCTGAAGTATCTGTTGACGGTCGGATTTACGTCGAGTTCGACGTTGAACATGCTGATCCTTGCCGACATTCTGGTGGCGGCAGGCAGCATTAACGCCAACGTCAATACCTCGCAGACAGTCAACACCACGGCATTGACGCGCTATACCGGCACGGCGAGTGCGGGCAACCTGCTGACGTTTGAAGTGACGACGGCACTTGGCGCGACGGCTAGCAACTTGACGGTGACGAGCTACACCAACTCGGCAGGCACGGGCAGTCGCGCATCATCAGCGACGGCCATGACCACGAGCGCCATTGTCGGACGTTTGCAGCCGGTATTGCTTGGCCCGTACATGGGCTTGCAAGCAGGCGATATTGGGGTGCAGTCCGTGCAGAACGTGCAGTTCTCTGCCGCGATGGGCGCTGGCGTGTTGAATCTCTACATCTACCGCCCGTTGCACTTCCTCCCCGGCGTCGGTGCCAGCGTGTACGTCGAGCGCGATTCGACGGTGCAGATTGACGGCCTGACGGAGCTGGTGGTTGGCACGGATTCGCAGCTTGGGTTCTTAACGTTCTTTGTGCTGCCAAACGGCACCAGCACTGGTAATGTGACGGCGTTTCTTCGCACGGTGGCTGGCTAGTGCTGGTCACTGGAAGAGTTGTACAATTTGGTGTTAACAACGCACCGGGTCGTGACCTTAACCCGTTCACCGTTATTACGGCAAACCCGGCGTCAGCTAGTTGGACAAGTGTAGGTTCTCCTAATGCATCAGAATCCGCATTTATAGACAGCTCACTGCGATCGTTCAACATGCTCGATCGCTCTATCCGTATGCGCTGGCGAGCGAGCAAAGGCAGCGCCCCCGTCAACCGTTTCACCCGAGCGTTTGGCAACAACCAGACCGAAGGCTGGCACCTCACCATGCCGGTGGGCATCGAAACCATCGTCACAGTGTTGGTGCCTGCGGTCTTCCTGCGGATGCTGTCGGTCGCCCCTGCCGTCGTGCCGGGGTCAGCGCCGGTGACGGCCCCGCCGACCACGATCCGGCTGGTCGCCAACGCGCCTGCCGTGTCGCAGGCCACACAGGTGGCGGTGCCGTCGTCTCGGATCACGCTCAACGCCGTCGCTCCCGCCCGCACCACGACGCGGACGCTCACGGTGCCAGCGGTGGCGGTGCGCGATATTGCGGTGGCCCCGACCGTGGTGCCGGGAACGCGAACGCTGACGCCGCAAATTGGGGTGCTGCGGTTGCTTGCGGTTGCGCCACAAGTACAGAACTTTATCCTTGTGCCAGCCGCGACCCTGCGGTTGCTGGCCGTTGCTCCCAGTGTGACGGGTGGCGGCGGGGGCGGTGGCACGGTCACGCTTCGGAAATCAGGAGACTGAGATGGCCAGCATCGAACAGAAGGCGTGGGAGCCGACGCAGTGGAGCGTGGTCGATACGCAGACCAACGCCACGGCCACGGCCACCCGCGCAGGCGCAACCAACCGGCAGCACTTTGTGACCGGCGTGTCGATCAGCTTTAGCGCGGCTCCCGCTGCCGCCGTGGTGGTCGAAGTCCGTGACGGCGCGACGGTCCTCGAACGCTACCAGATCCCTGCCGCGAACACCGCGCCGATCATCACGAACTTCGTGCCGCCCATTGCCATCACCACCGGCAACGCCGCGACGGTGACGGTCGGGGCGGCTGGAGCCAGCGTGGTCGCCACCGTGGCGATCCGTGGCAAGACGTACCTGATGAATTGATGGACGCGACCCCGCTCGTCTCGCTGCTGACCCACAGCCTCTGGGCTGGGGTGGCGCTCTATACCGTGCGTGAGGCCGTCCGTTTGGGGCGAGCCGTGTGGGTCAAGGGACCGGACGCACCAGTCGTCGCGGCGGTCTCTAACGCGGATGTGCCAGACGACTTGGTGGCGGTGGCGATGCAGGAAAACGAGCCGTGGGCGCAGGAAGAACTCATGCGTGTCATCCGTGAGCGGTACGAAACCTACCATGATTGGAATAGAGTCCGCGCGTCGATGGGCGTGGGCCGGAGAGATGACGCATGACGATGCCCTTTGGCGCTGACGAAGATCCGGCCTTCACGGGCGCGGTACTGGAAGACGAGATGGCCCGTTTGCTCGAAGGGCTGTCTAACAACCCGCTTGGTCCCAACGAGCAGGTCGCACCGAATCCGCCAGAGGAGACGGACGAGCCGATGCAGGAACGCCAGCAGGCGCTGATCCGGGCGCTGTACGGCTCGGACTGTCCGTTGGCCGATGATGGCGAACCGACCGCACAGGCGTGGGCGTCATGGGTGTCCTCGCTCTGGGATTCGCGCCGGGAAGCGGTGCAGATGCACCTCCATCTTGTCGAGCGCAATCGCCTCTTCCGCGCAGGCCAGCAGTGGATTTCGGCGCAGGGTCTCGGCCCGTGGCGTGAGCCGTCCCGTCCTCGGGATGCGGCCCGCGTGGTCTACAACATGACGGACAAGGCGCTGGATCAGCGGCTCCAGATCATGATGGATCAGAAGCCGGGGTTTGCCGTCACGCCGACGACCAACGACCCGGACGACAAGCGCAAGGCGCAGGCGCAGCAGTTGGCGCTAGAGTACCAGTACGAGCAGCTCCAGATGATCCGCATTGCCCGCGAAGCCGCGTTCTGGTCGCAGACCGATGGCGTCTCGTTCTGGCACTTGTACTGGGATGCCGACCGTGGTCCGTGGGATGAGCGCCTTGGCGAGCGCCCCGGTCAGAAGAAGCCGCTTGGGGACATCGGCTGTCAAACGCTGCGCGTCGAACAGGTGCGGGTGTCGCCCAATGCGACGGCCAGTCAAAAGCCGAATTGGGTGGTCATCCGCGAGGTGATCTCCCGTCAGGAAGCGGCGTACCGCTACGGCGTGTCCGGGCTGGATGCGGCGGATATGTCGCTGGCCACGGGTAACGGGCCGACGTATTCCGGGTCGGAAGGCATCGGCGCATGGGTGCTGACGCAGACGACGATTGGCGAAGGGCAGCGCCTCCGGAACGAGGATGTGACCGAGCGGTTCACGGTCTACCTCGCCCCTCACGCCGATGTCCTGCCGGAAGGCTTGCAGATGGTCGTGGTGGGGAACGAAGTGGTGTTTGGCCCTGCCCCATTGCTCTGGGGCGTGATCCCCGTGGTGGACGTGCGCGATGGCTCCAGTGACCCGTCGTACTACCCCCGGCCGATCATGGAGCAGTGGATCGACCACCAGATGCGCGTCAATGCGTTGCTGTCCAAGTGGGTCGAGAACATCCGCGTCAACGCGGGTGGGCGCTTCCTGACGCGCCCCAATGCCATTGCCACCGAGACATTCATGGGCGGCGTGACCTCCATGATCGAAGTCCGTGGCGCTGGCAGCATGGGCGATTCCATCCAGCCGGTCAACGGGTTCTCCGTGGGGGCGGACGTAAAGGAAGCCTTGGCGCTGGAACGGCAGGCGTTTGAGAACGCGAGCGGCTGGAACCAGATCAGCCGTGGCCAGACCACGGGCGAATCGGGCCGTGCCATTATTGCCACTCGTGAACAGTTGGAGCGCGTCTTCTCGCCGGTCATTGCCGCGATGGCGATGGCGTTTACGGACTGGGCCAAGGTGACGCTGGCTGGGATGGCGTGGGGCTATGATGTCCCCCGCTCGCTCGGCGCGGTGGGCAAGGGCCGTCCGGATCTCGCCCGCGCCATTAGTGCCAGCGACTTTGACGGGCAGAGCGATGTCCGCGTCGAACCGGCGTCCATGATGCCGATGCCGATGGCGTTCCGCCTGTACCTGCTGGACAACTGGCTCCAGACGGGCGTGATCGACCTCAAGGAATACCGCCGTCGCCAGATGTTTGCGATGGCCAAGGATATCCAGTCTCCCGACGAGGATCAGGAAGCCCGTGCCAAGCGCGTAGCCGATGCGATCCGCATGGGCACCCCCGTGCCGGAAGTCCGGTGGCAGGACAACGAAGCGATCCATCAGGATGTGCTGGAGCGGGAGATCCTGCTTCAGGACGATCTCGACCCACAGATTATCGCGATGGCCCAAGAACGGTGGACCGCCTTGGCCAATCAAGCGATGCAGAAGCAGGGCGGGATGCCTCCGGGCGCTCCGCCTGCGCCGGGGGCTGGCCCCCAAAGCGGACCTGCCGCAGCCAGTGTGCCATCTATGCCACCGAGCCAGCTACCGCTCGCCGCCAGTAACCCCCCGATTGGAGTCGCCCCGCTGATGCAGCAGTCGCTGGCGGGCGTTCCGGACGAGGAGGCTGCCGCACGGCAGGCCGATATACTGTCTCGCCAGCAATAAGGAGTTGTGATGCCTGCTCCCGTTGTCGACATCTCGGACGCCATCAATGACGCGGTCTCTGCCGCCATGCCAGCGCCCGAGGTGTCACCCCCTGAGCCGACCCCTGAGGCCCCCGTCGCTGAGGAACCGGACGCGCCAGAGGACGTCGCTGATGCGCCCGTCGAGGAAGAAGCCGACGCGCCCGTAGACGAGACGGCGGAGGACGAAGCCCCGTCTGAGGTGGTGTTGCCTGACGGCTTTGTCGCCGTGCCGTCCGTCAGCGAAGGGCTGGCGACCGAGTTTACCCTGCGCGACGAGCATGGGGAAGTCGAAGTCCCGGCGCTGATCGTCGAGTACAAGGCCAACGGCAAGGTCCGACAGGACCGGCTAGATCAGGTCGTCAAGCTGGCGCAGTGGGGCGTCTACAATCAGGAGCGCGAACAGAAGCTCCAGACGGAAGTCCAGCAGCAGATCACGCAGTACGAGCAGGCGTTGGCCGAGCGCGAAGCGCAGATGGAACGCCTGTTGTCTGACGAAGAGTACCGCGAACGGGTGTACGAAGCCTACCTCGCGGAAACCTCACCCGAACGTCGGGCTGAACGCGCGGAGCAAGAGATTGCGAACTTGCGTGTGCAGCACGAAATGCAGACTATTAGTCAGAGTGGCGAGCGGTTCTATGACAACGAAGTCGTGCCAGCCATCCGCATGATTACGGATGCACTGCCCACCGTCTCCGTTGAGGAACTGGAAGCCAAGATCGAGATGGCCTTACAGGCGCACGCGGAAGTGGCCCCGAATGGGGTACCCTATGTCTCCCCGTCACGCTATGACGCCATCCGCAAGTACATCGTCGAGGATCTCGCGTTGTGGGCGCAAGCGGCCCATGTCCGACGCACTCAGCCAGCGCAGGCGGCGAAGGCCAACGCTGAACTGGAACGGGCACAGGTCGAAGCGCAGAAGGCCAAGCGCATGGTCGGGCAGAAGTTGAAGCCGGTCGGTTCGACGGTGACGACGCAAGACCGACCGAAAGCGGCTGCCAAACCGACGACCGTAGATGATGCCGTGGATAGCGCGTTAAGCTCAATCCTTTCGTCCATCCGACCCTAATATTTCGAGGCCAACATGCCTGCTCCAACAGTCATTACCGATGCGGAACTCACTGGGCTGCTGAAGAACGTCTACAGCCAGTTCCGTGAGAAGGTCCAGAATCTCGTCACCCCCCTCCTTGCCCAGCTCGACAAGGGCCGTGCCGGTGGCCCGCGCAACATGCGCTGGGGTGGCAACAACGTGTTCTTCGATGTGGTGGTCGGTCGTCCGGCCGGTGCCACGTTCTCGCAGGGTGGCTACTTCCCGCCTGACACCACGGCCACGGAAGTGCAGGGCAACGTCGGCGTGGTCCGTGCCTACACGACCCGTCAGGTCGACGGTCTGGCGTTCGTCGGCACCCAGTCCAAGGATGCGGCCTTCACGACCATCGCCAAGAAGACGATGGAAGAAATCAAGGACGCCTCCACCCTGCTCATGCAGCAGGCGCTCCACAACAAGCCGGACGGCGTCGTGGCGCTGATCGGCACGGCGTCCACCACAACCTCCATCATCGTGTCGTCGCCCTACGGCCTCAGCAGCGCCGGTCAGGGTGCCCTCCTCCTCTCGGTGGGTGACTACATCGCCGTCCTTGACACGTCGGCGGCGGATGCGGTGCTGGGGCGCTCGGCCATCACGGCGATCAGCAACAGCGGCGACAACGCCACGCTGACGCTGGGCACGGCCATCACGGGCATGGCCGCGACGGACAAGATCGTCAAGGCGACGGCGAGCGATACCTCGTTCGGCAACGCCATGAACGGCCTCATCAACATCACGAACCGTGGTGGCAGCTACGGCACCCTGCACAACATCAACGCTTCGACCTATTCGATCTGGGATTCGACGCGCATGGTGGCGGGCACGGATACGCCGGATGCGACCCAGCCGACCGAGTCGGACATCTGGGATCTGATCCAGCGCATCTCGGGTCGTAGCGGCAAGGACGCCATGACCCGTCCGAAGGACTTCCTGATGCTGACCACGCCGGGTGTGGCGAAGAAGCTGATGGAGTCGATGGTCGGCCAGCGCCGCTTCACGGCGGGCGAGTTCTCGACCACGATCAAGGGTGGCTACAAGGCCGTGGAAGTCTGCGGCATCCCGTGCGTGACGGACTACTACGTCCCGGCTGGCACGATCTACCTCCTCCACATCCCCTCGCTCGCGTGGGTGGATGCGAAGGACTGGGGCTTCGTGGAGTTCGAGGGCGCGGGTCCGTGGCGTTGGCTCTCGGGCCGCGATGCGTTCGAAACGACCTATGGCTGGTACGGGAATCTCGCATGTTTGGCCCGGAACGCGCATGGATCGATTACCGGATATACGGACACGGTGAGATACTCACACATCTGACCACTTTCCTAGGTGGGTGGTATCTCGTTATATTGAGATATCACTCACCTAGGGGTAGTCAGTGCCAACGTGCAAGTATTGTGGTTTGTCTGGTGGCGATCAGGAGTTTTACCGTAATTCGAAAGTCCGCTGCAAAAAGTGCATAAAGAAAGACATGCAGCAGCGGTACCAAGAGAAGTACGGACCACTTCTCAAAGCCTCTCGGCGAATTAAAGATCAAAAAAGAAAAAACCAGCCTGTAGATTTATCTGATGTAGATAGAGCTTATGCGGCTGGGCTGATCGACGGAGAGGGCTGTATCCGGATTACAAGCCGTGGATTGCATGGAGGCACAACCTTTCGCCAAGGTCAATACACCTTGATGGTTGAGCTTACCAATACGGATCACGGGATGATACAGTGGTTGCAGCAGCGATTTGGTGGTAGCGTCTCATATGGGAAGGCGAACCCAAGTCGAAACGCAAAAGAGAAGTGGCACTGGAGAGTTGCCGCAAACAAAGCCTTGTCTTGTTTAGATGCAGTTTGGCCGTACATACGGACTAAACGAACTCAAGCAAAACTTGGAAGGCGGTTTCAGCGATATACGCAATACACTGGAACGCCAGCAACGCAAAAGCGCCAGTTACTGCATGAGCGTTTTTACCAAGAGTTCCGCGTCTTAAATAAACGTGGACTCACATAAACGGAGACTCGCATGAGCGTAGGCAACATTTTTGCGCCAGTGCCGGGACGGTTGGGGACCATGCCCAACCTACTGGTCGGTCGCTGCGATGCGGCGATTGGCAATAACACCACGACCACCTACAGCTTTGGTGGGCATCCGGCGGTGTGTGTGGTCAACCGAGCCGTGGTGTCCGCCGCGACGGTGCCCGCCGCGACGAGCGGCACGATCCTTGGGGTGTTGCAGAAGTACGATGCGTCAGCGGATGCGGCGGTCGCCTTGACTGGCAACGTCGATCTGGAGGCGCTGACGGCGCACGAAGGCACGGCGGTCGCCCTGCTTTCTACGCTGACGGACGCCCAGAAGACGCTGGACGTCGGCGACACCGTGCGGTTTGTCGTGACGACGAACAACACGGTGACGACGGCGGCGGCGGATCTGATGGTCAACGTCGAACTGCTGGTACAGGCGTGAGCGGGGTACTCCTGCTCAATGCGCTAGGTCGTCCTGAGCCGTCGCCAGAAGTGTCGCGGCGGCTCACGGCGATCCACACGGGGCTGTCGCTCCGGTGGGTTGCTGGGGCGGGCGAACACTGGGCCATTTGTATGGCATGGCAGCCGGAGGATCGGCGCTGGGCCACCGTCCAAGAAGGCGCGTATGATCCGCATCTGACCTTCGACATTATCGGGTATCTCCCGATGAGCTGCGGCCCGGACGAAGCGGCCCCGTATCTGGAGCGCACGTTCCGCACGTTCCCCCGCGAAGACATCCAGCGGATGTCGGATGCGATGGCCAACTGGAACACGGGCAACATCCAAGAGGCGCTGGATTCCGCGATTGGCGAGGTGTTGGATCGGTCGGACCCGTCCAGTATCATGGATGCGCCTCGCAAGCGTGGGCGTCCTCGCAAGGTTAGCTAACGTGCGTCTTTCGTCTTCAGCGTAGGAGCGGGTATGCCCAGCGTCAGTGTCGCCACTTTGATTGAACAGACCCGCGAGTACATGGACGCGGTTGGCTCGACCCGCTGGTCTGACACGGCGATCCGCACCGCGCTGTCGCAGTCCTACGACGAAGAGTGGTCGAACATCCTCAATGCCGCCCCGTATTACACGTTTCAGCAGTTGAGCGTGACGACGGACGCCAACGGGCAGATCCCGTTTTCGGCGCTGAATACGGGCGGCGGGGATAGCCAGCAGAACTTTTATCGCATCCTGTCAGTCAGTGACGGCAACGTCCTGTACGACGAGACGCAGTTCCAGTACGTCCCGCTGGCGACCACGACGAACTACCTGCCGACCTACCCGCGCATGTACTACCTCGTTGGGGAGGCGGTGCAGATCCTGCCAGTCGGCGCAGGCGTCAGCTTGTACATCGCGGTCAACTACAAGCCCACCTCGCTGAACGATCTGTCGTCCACGGCGGCGACGATCACGTTCCCGGCGAACAGTGAGGCGATCATCGTCTCGACCGCAGCCGCCAAGCTGCTGCTCAAGGGTGGCGCGGAAGTCGGGGCGGCCAACAACTTCCGGGCGCTGGCCAACGAGGAGCGCCAATCGCTGCTGGACGATCTCCGCCGCCGCACGATCAACCCGACGCGAATGGCGTACCCCGACCAGAAGTATGACTGGAGCGGCGGCTAATGGCGGAGCGGCTCCAAGACCAGCAGCCCAAGATGGACGGCGGGCTGAATGATGTCTCGGACGACATCGCGCTCCTGCCCAACCAGTTGCGTCGGGCGATTAACGCCCGTTTGACGGATTACGGCGCAGCCACCAAGCGTGGTGGGACTCGGCGCGTCTCGACCGCCGTGGCGTCCGCCAACCCCGTGACCAACGGGTTTACGTGGACGAAGGACACCGGCTCGCCCGAGATCATGGCGATCAGCAACGGGACGCTGTACACCACCACCTACGGCGCCTTCCCGTGGACATGGACGGCCAGAACGGGGGTGTTGTCTACCACCGCGTATCCGACGTTTGCCAAGTTCCGCGATGGCAGCGTGAACGATGTCGTGTACATCGCGGATGGGGGGTTGCTGAATAAGTGGAACGGCACCACGCTGACCACGAACATCGCCAACACGGAAGCGGTGGCCAGCATCACGGTCCACAACGAACGGCTGTGGGGCGTGGGCAGTACGTCCTTCCCCGACAGCGTGTTCTACTCGGACTTGAACAACGGCGACTCGCTGGGCAATGCGTCTTCGGGCGGGGGGCAGATCATCGTCCGCACCTTCAGCGACGAAGTGCTGGTCGGGCTGGCGTCAGTCAACACTTCGCTCTTGCTCTTCCATCGGCGCGGTATCTCGCGCATCACGGGCTACGGGCAGGACGATCTGACGGTCGCCCCGCAGGCGGTGACGGCGGACGTTGGCACGATTGCCCCCGGCAGCATTGTGGCGTCTGGCAACGTGGCGTTCTTTGTCAGTGAGCGCGGGCTGTATCGCTGCAACGAAGCGGAAGTCGCGTCAGTCGGCACCGCCGAAACGCCCGACCCGTTGCTTCCGATCATTCGTCAGTTGACCGATGCGGACTTTGACAAGATCCGCGCCGTGCTGAATCGGGCCACGAAGGAGCTGTGGATCACGATCCCCACCTTCGGCTGCTTTGTCTACCACACCGTGCTGAACGCATGGACCGGCCCGTGGGATGGCGGCTATGTCGATCCGGCCACGACCTCGCTCTTTGAGACGCTGAACGCCGATGGGCTGCCGGTGGTGCTCAAGGGCGATGCGTCGGGCTGGGTGACGCTCTGCGATGCGCCGGGAGTCTTCCTCGACAATGTCGCCGCCGCAGGCACGGGCGGGGAAACTTACGCGCTGACGTTGCAACTCCACCGCATGTATTGCAACGATGATGCGTTGGCGAAGTCGTTGCGTTTTGGCTACCTGACCGCCCAGTTGCGCGGCTCTAACCAGACCCGTGTGGAGTGGAACACGGGCGAGTCCTATGGCTCATGGTCGTTGCCGCCCTCCACGGACGAAGCGTGGGGTGGCACGGGCACGGTCTGGGGCACCGGCACATGGGGTGGCTCTGGCAGCCGCTCGTATCGTATTCAGATGGGTGGCACGGGCTACTACGTCGATATCAGCGTGATCGACTCTGGCGCGGCCTTGCCCATCTTCTCGCGCTTTACCTTGGAAGCGTTTGCCCTGAGTCGGAGATAAACGATGGCGACGACCGTTGGACAACATAGCGTGGCGGCGTTTACCAGCCCCATCAACGGCACCACGCCGATTGATGCGAACACCGTCCGCAGCAATGACAACACCGTCCGGTTGGCGTATGTCGATCATGACGCCGACACGGGCATCCATGTCCAGTCCTCGAACCTCGCGTCTCGCCCGATTGCCGGGACCGCAGGCCGGAAGTGGATCACCGAAGAGTCGGGCGTCTACACGCTCTGGTTTGACGATGGCGTGAACTGGCATCCGGTCTCCAGCGAAGCCGTGGCGCTGACGGTCCTCTGCACCACCGCGCTGAACAAGGGCGATGTGGTAAAGGTGGTCGGCTGGAACAACGGGCAGGATCTGCCAGAAGTGGCGAAGGTCGCCAGCAGTAGCGACATCGCGTTTGCCGTGATGACCGCCAACGCCACCATCAACACGATGGGCTACGCGATCAACACGGGCACGTTGCAGGACATCGACACGGCGGCGTTTGCCGTGGGCAATATCCTGTATCCCAACACGACGGGTGGGTTCACGACGACCAAGCCGACCAGCGGCGTCTATCAGCCCGTAGCGTTCGTGCTTCGCGCCAATGCGACGAACGGCGTGGTCTATGTCGAGTTCAGCGCCCCGCGTATCGTGGAAGCGTCTACGAATACGGCGTCCACGGTGGTGCTGCGTGATGGGTCAGGCAACTTCAGTGCGGGGGCGATCACGGCCTCCTCGCTGGCCGGAACGCTGACCACCGCCGCGCAGCCGAACATCACCAGTGTCGGGACGCTCTCGACGCTGACGGTCACAGGACAGGCGGCACTCGGATCGGCTACGCTGTCCGCAGCGGGCAATGATCGCCTAATTGTCTCCCCGCAGACCGCAGGCGGTGGGACACTTTTGCAGGCGGTCAACAATGCCAATAGCGCCTACACACCGCTGGTGTTTGATGCGCTTGATTTCCGGTTCCGCATTGCCACAGCCGAGCGGATGCGGCTGGACAATAGCGGCAATCTCGGCATTGGTGTCACGCCTAGCACGAACAACGGCGGGAATGTGGTACAGGTCGGGGCGATCTCTGGCTTTATGGGGTCGGCGACCGAATCGTACTTGAACAGCAACGCCACGTTCAATACGGCATGGCAGTACATCGGGACGGCTAGTGCCTCGCAGTATCGCCAGACAGGCGGCGAGCATGTGTGGCGTACCGCTGCGTCTGGGACGGCTGGGTCCACGATCACATGGGCAGAAGTGATGCGGGCCAATGGCAGCAGCAACACGGCCAACCTGCTGATTGGTACGACTTCGGGATTCAACGGTGCAAGCAATCGCGGCAGCATTTCGTTGAACGGTCCAACGGATTCCATCATTAGCTTCGGCACCGGCGGCACGAATAGCGCGTACCTGTGGTCGACGACCACCTATCTCGACATCAACGTCGGGAGCAGCCGGTACATGAGCTTCAGCACCGCTGCTACGGAGCGGATGCGCTTGGACTCGTCTGGCCGTCTTGGCATTGGCGCGACAGTCCCAGACTCCATTCTACACATGGCGTCGGCGTCCACGTTGAACTGGAAGTTGCAGAATACGGGAGCTGGCGGATCGACGGTGGCGTCGTTTGCTGGTGTCGGCGCGGCCTCTCTTGGGACTATCAGTAACGACCCGTTCTTCCTCTTTACGAACAACGTCGAGAGGATGCGCTTGGACGCCGCTGGCAACCTCGGCCTTGGCGTGACGCCGAGTGCGTGGGCGTCGGCATACTCGTCGCTTGACATGCGTGGCGCATCGTTCTTCGGCTCGACCACGGCGACCGAAGCGTCTATCGCGGCGAATGCGTTTGTTGCGACTGGTGGCAATTACACGTACAAGGCAACGGCTGCATCGACGTTGTATCAGCAAGTGTTGGGCGAGCATCGGTGGAGCACGGCGGCATCTGGCACGGCGGGCAACACCATCTCGTTCACGCGAGGCATGACGCTGGATGCCAGTGGAAACCTTGGCGTCGGCACCACAACGCTCGTCGAAAGGTTGCGCCTCAAGGCATCGAATACGACCGGATCCTCTATCTATTCGTACTTCAACTGTACGAATGAAGTTGACGCGGACTTTCAAGTATCTGTTACTGGGTCTGCGTCAACAGATAAACGTGTGTCAATTGGGCCAAGCACGGGCACGTCGATGACGTTTGTGACCAGCGGCACGGAACGTGCTCGTTTTGATACTGCTGGCAACTTGCTGGTTGGTATGACCGCAATCGCCACCTCCAGCGCCAGAACGCTGCATCTCGCGAACGCCACGGTCCCGACCGCTAACCCAACGGGCGGCGGCGTATTGTACGTCGAAGCAGGCGCACTCAAGTACCGTGGATCATCAGGCACCGTCACAACCATCGCTAACGCCTAAGGAGCGCATCACATGCCAACCCCTGTCACCATCTCGACCGCCGTCATCAACTACACCAGCGGCACCACCGACTGCCAGTGCAGCATCGAAACGACGGTGCTGTCCATCGGCACGACCTACGTCGGCACCAGCGTGTCGCTCCAGTCCACGGACCTTGCGCCAGACTGGACGGACGCTGACCTCTGTGCTGCGGTCGCCACGGCGCTGAACGTGCCCGTCGCGGATGTCAGCGTGGCCGTCGCCCCTGCGCCGTAAGCATCCGTGAGCACTGTCCCCCGCCACACGATCAAGACGTTCACCGCCCCGGTCAACACCAGCGCCGGGACGGTGGACGCCAACATCGTGCGGACCAACGACAACATCACGGGCGTGGCGTTCAACGCCCACGATGCCGACGCGACGATCCATGTGCAGTCGTCCACGCTGGCCAGCCGTCCAGCGGCAGGCGTGGCGGGTCGCCTGTGGGCCACGACGAACACGGGCGAAGTGACGTGGTGGTACGACACCGGATCGGCGTGGGTGGCGTTCGGCTATCTCCGCGCCTTGTCGTCCGGGCTGTCCTCGCCGGTCACGCTGCCCAACGGGGCGGGGGCGGCAACGGGTACCCTGACCAATGCGCCGGTCGCAGGCAACCCGACCAAGTGGATCACCATTAACGACAACGGCACCACGCGCTACATCCCGGCGTGGTAGGAGCAGCGATGCCCAAGAAAGTCGCGTTCTGGCGGAAGCCCGCCCCGAAGGACGACAAGCCTACGAAGCTCTCCCCGAAGGCCAAGGCCAGCGCCAAGGCCAGTGCGAAGGCGGCAGGACGACCGTATCCGAATCTCGTGGATAACGCCGCCGCCGCTCGAAAGTCCTCCTCGTACTAAATTACGGGGAGCCTTCTGTCCCTCTTTCCCTCTCTGTTATGTCGATGACGAAGCCCGTTGGCCCCGCCGTGCAAGTCCTGATTAACCAGATCCTGTCGCGCTTCAATGCCGAGGTCGAGCAGTTGGCGGCGGTGGCGCTGAAGGACGCGGGGTTGGATCCAGCGGACGGCTGGCGGTTTGACATCTTCAAGGCGCAGTACGTCCAGCAACCGGCCCCGGTGGCCACGGAGTAACGATGGCACGAAAGCGTGGCGGGTTGGCGGGCATCTGGGACCGCAACAAGAACATCATCAAGCCGCTGGCCACGGGAGTGGCTGGGGCGCTGACGGGTGGCGTTGGGGCCGCAGTCCTTGGTGGCCTGATGAGCGGCTTGGACCGAGAAGGGAAGAGCGGCATCGGGCTAGACCTTGGCAAAGCCGCGAAGGGCGCTGCCGCAGGCTACGGCACGGGCATGGCTGGGGCAGGCGTCAAAGGGTTGTTGACGGGTGGCCTCAAGAGCAACATGACCGCGATGGAAGGGCTACGTGGCGCGATGAAGAATTACAACCGTCTGCCGTTTGGCATGGGCGGTGAGGGAGCCGCAGGGGCGACTGGCCCACTCGCTCCACAGCAGGCCGTTGGGCAGGGCGGTGGGTTCTTCCCCAGCGCTGGTGGGGCTGGTGCCAATCCGATGGACGCCCTGCGTGGCGCGAAGCCTAGTGGCGGCAGTTCTCTCAGCGGGCTGCTCAAGGGCGTCCGCGAGAACAAGGATCTGATCGGCGCTGGCGTGAAGGGTATCCAGATGGCGCTGCCCGAACAGCCTGATCAGGCGGCGCTGATGAACGCCGAGACGGCCCGTCAGCGGCTGGCGATGGAGCAGGGCCAGATGGACGAAGAGCGCCGCATCCGTGAGGCGCGATCTGAGATGACTCGCCGTCTCCTCGCGCCGTATATCGAGCAGTATTCCCCCGCCCTGCGCGGCTACTTGAACGGGTAACGACGACCTATGGCCACCTACAACACCGCGTTCGGCAGCCTCCCCGGCTACAACGAGATGCTGGGCACCACCAACACGACGGGCGGTGGCCAGCAGCAGACGTACACCCCGCAGGGGACGCAGACCCAGCAACAGCAGACGACCACCCAGCCTCGGGCCGCGCAGACCTTTGCGCAGATGCAGCAGCAGGGCATGGCTCGCCCTGCCCCCGCTGCACCACAGGCTCGGACCTTCCAGCAGTTCGGCGGATCGCAGCAGGCGCAGCAGATGCGCCAGCAGTTGCAGCAACAGCTCCAGCAGTTCGGGCAAGCGCCGTCGCGGTTTGATACGCAGGCGTTCCAGCAGATCCGTGGGGCACAGTCGGCCAACTTGCAGGCCGAATATCAGGCCCAGCAGAAGGCGCTCAACGAAGACCTCGCTCGACGGGGGTTGTCGGCGTCCTCCGTGGGCGGTGGGCGCATGGGCGATCTGGCTGGGCAGCAGGCCCGCGCCTTGGCCGATCTGGATGCGCGACTGCTCCAGCAGGCGGCAGAGACGCAGGCGGCAGATCGGGCGCAGTTGCTGCAAGCGGGACAGGGTTTTGCGGAACTGGCGGGATCACAGGATCTCCAGCAGTTCGAAGCGAACCGTGTGGGGCAGGCGGCGGAGTTCGAGAACCAGCTCCGCGCCGCGCAGTTCGGTCAGCAGCAGTACGAGTCGGGCGTCGATCAGGCGTTCCGTGGCGCACAGGCGGAACAGGGCGCGTCCCAGTTTGGGATTGAGCAGGGACTGCGGCAGGTGCTGGGATTGGGTGGGCTCGGCTTGCAGGAGCGCCAGCAGACGGCACAGGAATCCCAGTTCGGGCTGTCACTGGCGGAACAGCAGGCCCAGCGCCTCCAGCAGTTCGGCGTGTCGCAGCAGGAGATCGGCCTGCGGACGCAGCAGTTGCAGCAGGAGGCGGCGCTGCAAGGGCGGCAGATGTCCATACAGGAAGCGCAGAACGCCGCGTCGAATACCATCGAACGCGAGCGCATCGCGCAGCAGGCCCAGCAGTTTGGGCTCAACCTGACCGAGCAGCAGGCCGAACGGGCGCAGCGGTTCGGGTTGTCTGGGCAGGAGCTTGCGCTCCGGGCACAGGAGATCCAGCAGCGTGGGACACTGGAAGGCCGTCAGCTCACGCTACAGGAAGCGCAGAACCTCGCGCAGAACTCCCTCGAACAGCAGCGAATTAACCAGCAGGCGTCCCAGTTCGGGCTGCGCTTGTCGGAGGATCGGGATGCGCGTCTCCAGCAGTTCGGGATCTCGACGCAGCAGTTGGGGCTGGAGCAGCAGCGGATCATCAATCAGAACGCGCAGTTCGGTCGCCAGTTGAGTTCGGAAGAGACGCGAGCGCAGGCGCAGAATAATCTGGAACAGCAGCGCATCAACGAAGCGATTGCTACGCGCCAGACCGGCGTGTCGGAATCGGCGCTGGATCGGGCGTTGCGGGAGCGGATGCAGACCAGCGAGCAGGGGTTCCAGCGCGGGGAGTCACTGCTGGAGCGGCAGCTTCGCACTACGCTTCAGGGCAACGAACAGGCGTTCCAGCGTGGCGAGTCGGCGTTGGAGCGGACGCTACGTCAAACACTTCAGAGAGAAGAGCAGGGCTTCCAGCGCGGTGAGTCGGAGCTGGAGCGGTCGCTGCGAGCAGCACTCCAGAGGAACGATCTCGGCTTCCAGCGCGAACGTCTGGCAATTGAAACGATCATCGCCAACGCGATCAAGGAAGGGAAGTTGAAGAGTGACTTTAACTTCAACCAAGACCTTGGCGGAGGAGGCGGTGGTGGAGGCGGAGGAGGCGGTGGTGGAGGCGGAGGACTTGATGGGAGCGGTGGCGGCGGAGGCGGTGGAGGCGGTGAAGGCGGTGAAGAAATAAGGAATCGAACCATCGACACGTTTATCCCCTCATCGTATAATCTGGCGGCAAATTACAACCTGCCCCCCGGATCGTATCCCGGCCAGAACGCCTACGTTGGTGGCGCAGAAGTGTACTGGACGGGCAGTAGCTGGGCACCGACTGGACGCCAACAGACCCTTCCGCCGACTGAGGAGTTCCAATAATGGCCCGAGGACTTACCGCCCTTCGCGCTGCCCTTGGCGCGGTCGGGGGCGTGACGGATGCGCTGCAAGAACGCGAGCGAATCGC